TAGCTTGTCTTACAAAGTTGGTCTTTATCATTTTATTAAATAGTTTATCAATACCGTTTGTACTTCCATCTTTAATTTCTTGAAGCACTGCACGTAACTCTGATGCTATAATGTTTTCATCCATCGTTCCTAGACGAATTTCTTTTTGTATAAATTCAAAGAATTTTTTATCTTCTATTTTACTTCCCGCACCAAACACATCATCTAAAACTATTTTTAATGAATCAGTTACACTAGATCTTCCACCTATGTGACCATTTACAAATGGAAATAAAGCTGCAGATTCTACGTTACGTACTTGTGTTTGTGGAGAAAAAACTGTTTTACCTAATTGTGTTGCCACTTTAAATTGAAGTAAGTGTCTATAAAAAGCAGATTGAATTAATTGATTTAATATACCACCATTTTGTACACCTCTTAATGCATTTACTATTTCGTCCGATGCATAAAGATTTAATATTTCACTTGGAAGATTACCAAGATTAGGAATTTTATGTATTTTTTTAGCACCTACAGTTTTAATTGCAGAAGCTTCATCAGCAAACAACCAAGGTTTTCTTGCATTTAATCCAATTCTTGCAATTTGATCATATCCTTTTTTATACATTAGTTGAGATATTAAATCAGTATATGTAGAAAGAACGGATGCTCGTAAATTGTTTTCTTTACCTAATAAATTTTGAATAGCAGTTGGTAGTTCTTCTCCAGTATTTAAAAATCGATATTTATCTCTTCTTAATAACCTAAATCCAATTTCTCTTAAAGCTCTTATTGGGTCTCTTCCCTCACTTCTACCTATGTGTAATATATTTTCTATCATATCATCAGCCAACATTTGATATGCTTTTTCTTTAGAAACATTTGGGTAACCTGTTTTAGGAGATACAGCATTTAATCTAAAATCTTTATTTTTTTTAATTACGTTTTTTACAATCCAATCACTAGCTTCTTTTCTTACTTTAGTTAAAGGTTGATACATTTCATTTGTAAAAGTAGCAAACGATGCTCTCATATATTTATTTAAATCATTTAATAACTCACTTCTAAAATCTTCAAATTTTTTAGATTTAGGTAAAGCTTTGCCATAAGCTTTTCTTACCATATCCATTTCATCATTTATTGTTTTAGCATAAAATCTTAATTCTTTAGGAAGAGATTCTAATTTTGTTTGACCTTTAAGATATTGCATAACTTTATCTAAAAAATATTTTTCTCCTACTGGAGATGTAGTATTTTTATTGTATCTTGTTTCAAATCCTTTGGCTAACCTATAAGCAGCCGCTTCAATTCCTTCTAAAGATTTATAAATATTTCTAGCTCTGCTTTTGATTGCAAGCTTTACTCCTTCTTCAATAGTTCCCATTTCTAAATTTTTGTCTCCAAAAGATCTAAAGTAAGATAGAAAATTATCTAATCTTTTTAAATTTCTAAGTTCAGGTTTAGGGTTAGCAACGGATAACATTCTCCATTCTTTAAATGGTGGGAGTTGTTTAACTACTTTACCTGACATAGTAGATACAATTGCGGGAGCTACTCCTTTAGTTAATGCAGCCATGGACCAATCTCTAGTAACTCTTGCAACGGTTGGAACCATCGGTGCTCTTGCTAATAAATAAGATGCTCCTCCTAATACTTTACCAGTTCCATAAGTTGTTGCTTGAAGAGTTCCTTTTAATGGATATCGAGCTGTGTATTTATATGTTTGTTGTAATGCTTTAGCAGCTAATGGAAAACCACCGCCAATTAAAGTTCCTTCAGATGCATATTTAATTTTATTTATTAAAGTTGCCTTAGCTAATTTTCTTCCTTTTAAATTTTTAGTTTCAATAGGTTTGGCAAAAGGAACTAAACCATAATCCATATCAGGTCTAGACCCTCTTCTTACAAAAGGCTCTGCAAATCCTAAAATAAATGCGCCTTCTGCCATACGTTTAGCAATCTTAGAAGTTTTGCTAACACCCATATATTTACCAAGATTTTTAATTTGTTGATAAGATTTAGCATAATTTTTTACTTTAGTTGCAACACCAACAGGAATTGCATACTCGGTAATTATTTCTGATAAAGCTGAGGGTAATGTTTTAGATTCTTTTCCTGTAATTTCATAACCTTTGTCCATTATCTTATTAAACTTAGTTATAAAATCTGTATCAAAAGCATAATCAATTGGAGCAAGAACTATTTCTGATGCAGCTCCCACAGTATTTAAACTTCCTCGATAAATAGATTGTGCTATCTCTCTATAGCCATCAATTACTTGTTGTTGATTGGGTTTTAAAGCTTCTTCAGCTCTCCATTTTTTAAAAATTTCTTGTCTAACTGGTATCGGACCGATTAGAGATAGTAAAGCTTCAGAGGCACCTTTCCCTGTATACTTAACTGGTTTTTTCTTAGGTGTAAAAACTTGTTCCCAAGCTTCTAAAAAATTTTGTTCAAATTCAGAAAGAGTTTCTATGTCCTTCTTTTTTTTCTTTTTAGTATAGGTTGTAAAGGGAGTATCAAGTTGTTCTTTAAGAACAATATCTTTAGTTAATTCGTCGGCCATATTACGCCTCCGATGGTAAGACTAAGTTAACTCCGTATTTAGCATTAAAGTTATCAACATCCACTTGTGTTTGTATTTCAGCAAAGTCTGTTAAAGCTTCTCCGCTTTGACTTAATAATACCACTACATCATCAGTTACTTCTGGTGGTAATCTTCTTCTTAATTCTTCATAACTTAAAGTTTCAGGAACGTCTTCTATCTCTTCCGACATTTGCATAGTAGCATCAGGTGTTTTAATAGTTTCAGTTTCTTTCTCCATCATTCCACCTAAAGCTGCACCTGTTCTTGTTGGAGCAGATGCTTCTTGATATTGTTTTCTAAATAATTCAAAAACTTTAGATTCTAATGCATCAGGATTTTTTGTGTAGTATTCTGATTCTGTCATGTCTACTTCACCATCACCATCTGTATCAATTTCTTTTGGTGATTCCAATAATCCCGTTCTAAATTGATTTAAAATAGTTGCTACAGTTGTTTTATCACCGTAGTACGCTGCGACTGCTGGATCAACATCAATGTAGTCTTGCAATTGAATATCTATAATTTTTTTATCTTGTTGATGTTTTTTAAGTTCTTCTGGTGTAAATTTAGATGTGTCTATTCCATCTAATCTAAATGCTTCTCGCATTAATTTTTCAATTCTTTGTTGTTTAGCTTCGTGAGAAAATATATCTTGTCCACCTTCACCACTTAAAGCTGCTGCTTTACCAGCTATAATTGTATTTATTATATCAGCTCTTTCTTTTCGTGGAGTTTGCTCTTCATACATCTTTCTTTGTTGAAATTGTGCAAAAGGTTCTTTAGCAGACATTGCAGCTGTAGATAATAATCCTCCTTGAGGGGATCTACTTGCTATATCTAAACCAAAGTTAATTAAAAAATCATTTAAGTTAGTGCTTTTTGGTTGGGGACCATAAAGTTCTTGTAAAGTTGATATTTCTTCTTGAGTTGGCATAACTTGTTGTACAAAACCTTGATTTGCATAACCCTGTCTAGGAGCTAGGCCTGAAGTAATACCTTCATTGGCACTACCACCTTTTCTAAACATAGGTCTATGCATTACTCTTTTCATGATCTTCTACTACCATATCTAAAATCAGCCAAGTTTCCTAAAACTCCACTACCAACAGAAGCTATTCCTAACGCAGTTTGCAACGGAGTCGGGTTAGGAGTGACTTGAGATTGGAACTGAGCTGGATATCCAGATAACATAGAGCCAATTCCAGATCCTAAATAACCTAATCTTTCATAAGGTTCATAAGCTTCTAGTCTTTCTTGTTCTCTAGTTGCATCCAATTGAGCCTGCGCTTGTGCTTGTTGAGTCGCGCCCATTTGACCCAATGCTCCTACGTCTGCTCTTTGTAATCCTGGAACAACACCAGCCATCTGCATTTGATTCAGATATGCTTGTTGTGCTGCTTTTTGAGCTTGACCAAAACCTTGTTGTAATAATCCTGATTGTAACATAGCTCTATTTAAATCTGATTGTGTTTGATACTCTGATCTCATAACACCTTCACGTCCTCCACCTAAGTTTCCTGATCGTGTTGCAAGATCTGATATACCTTGCATTCCTCTAGCTGATTGTTTGTCAAATTCTGTCATTGTTGCATCAATTACATCTTGTTGATACGGCGACATAAAATCTTGATAGCCAGTTGGTCCTGTGTAAGCTGAAGCTTGTGTAATGTAAGGTTGGTATGCACCAATTCCTGAGCCTGCTAAATTATATGCTTGTGTTTGATAAGCATCTTGTGGTGCTACTTGAGGTGCAAATTGACTAGTGTCTAAAGGTGCAGATGTTAAAGCTCCTAAATCTTTAGCATAGTCTTTTGTTACGTCCGTTAAAAACGGCGCTGGTAAAAGTTGTGATTGTGTTACAGCCATTATACTTTTCCGCCTTTCATGAATGCTCTACCTAATCCCCGTAAAGCGATTCCTCCGCCAGCCATTTTAGCTTTAGATGGAAATCCTTTTTCTATAATTTTCTTTTTTTCATAATGTCCCATTACAGCGCCTTTTTTATTATCTTTACTCCACACTCCATGTTTATCTAATCTATCTTTTTGTTTTCCAACTTTTTTACGAACTTTTTTTATTTTTTTAAGTCCTTTTCTAACTTCTGGATCCTTATGACCTATATGAATATTACCTATGGAAGTTGGAATTTTTGTTACACTTCCAAAGTCAGGTGCTTTTCTTGACTCCCTCCTCAATTTCTCCTCTTTTTTAGACAAGTCTTTGAAAGTCTTATCTATTTTTTGCGTTACATTTTTCTTTGCTATTCTATCTAATTCAGTTGTCATACTACCTCGCTTAATCTTTGTGATGTTGCAAACATATCTCTAGCCCCTTGCATTCCTTGTGACTCTTCTGATACTTGTCCACCAGCTTCTAAATGTTTCATCATGTTCTCCATAACTTTTGCTCCCTGATCTATATCTCCACCACCTGCATTTCTAACAGCATCTGCAGTAAATACAAACTCATTTACACTTAATCTTGCTGGTACATCATCAGCTTTTTCTTTAGCTCCTAAGTCTACAAAGCCACCAGTGTTTCTATAATCTTTTTCCATACCACCAAGGTCCATTATCCCACCTTCGGCTTTACCAATTCTTCCACCTTGAGCTGAAGGTTTTCTTATGTCTTCCCAAAAATTAATATTAACACCTTCTGTTAAATTGTATTTATTTAATACTTCTGTAAAATTTTCTTTAACTCCTGAAGCAATTGCATCACCAATATCTTTTCTCATTTGTGAATAATCAGAAGCAAATTTTTGACTGTCAGGAATATTTTTTAAATCAAAATCAATAGTTTCTTCGTCACCCATTCCTATTCCTGTAAATGGAAGTGCTGTTGCTGCCGCTAATCCCCCAATTGATGTTGGCATCATAGACCCTGCACCTTTTGTTAAACCCAATTTACCTAAAATTCCTTGTGTTGATGGAGTGTATACTCCCATACCCGGCATATTATATCCTGCAGTTCTGGTAGCAGGTGATCCAAATAAAAATGGTTTAGCTTTAGAAAAAAAACCTGCTCCAAATCCTCCATCAGGAGTTCCAAATCCTTTAGTTCCAGGAAGACCAAAGTTATGTAATCCATAAGCCGCAGCCGCAGTTAATGCAGCTTTGCCTAAATCACTTTTAGCTGCTTTTTTAAATGGTCTTGTAATTGATCTAACTAAACTTCCTAATCCATATCCAGCTCTTCCACCTTTAGCCATACCTGACATAATTTCTTGAACAAATTGTTCAAAAGAAACTGGCTCTTGTCCTTGTTCTTTCATAGTATCAACATACTTTTCATACTCTTTTATTAACATAGGGTCAGACATTGCCATTTCCATAGGTGCTTTGGGTCCTTCGTTTCCTCTATATTTAATTGAAGGTGCGCCTGTCTGTAATTCTTCTGAAATTTGTATGTCTGTTATTGCCATATTTTTGCCTAATTTTAATCGGTTTATTATATTACTTTGTTTTTGAAAAAAGATCAAGGTTTGGCATCAAAACATGTACATCTCTTCTAATGTCTGATTCGGGAATTCCCTGAGCCTTCCAATCTTCCTCCGTTTTATAAATTACTCCACTGTGCTTGTTTTTAATGGTTGTTGTCACCTTTGCAGGTGTTACAACTGGTATCTCTTTACCATTTACTATTGTTGTTTTCATTATGTTGTTATCTCCTTCTTAATGTTTAGGTAGCTAATAGCTACATCAAACGACCCTGTATTACTTGACTGAACTGTCAAAGTAGTACCTCCTTCTACTACCATTGGAACTGTTAATAATTCAGTAGTAGTATCAGCTGTTAACGCTGCTGATTTAATGGCTGTTATTGAGTTGTTTAATACTGTGACTGTAGGTGTTGTAGCAGATGTTACTTTAATAGATTTAATTATATATGTCTCAGTGGCTAAAGGATTTTGAACACTACCTGTTGTACCAAACATAGTAAGTGCAGCTCCACTTGTGTCATTATCTACTCCATAAAATTTATATTGATTTACTACTGCCATTATTCCATAAAGAAGCTTCTAGCTTCTATCTCCTGTTTTAAATCTTCTTGAAAAGTAGTGTTTAATTTTTCTAAGACAGCGTCTAAATCTCTTACTAAAGATTGAGCTACATCTTGTCTGTAGTTTTCACTAGCTCTTGTTAATGTTTGTACTATTTTTGCCATAAACTTGCTAAACCTCCCATGTTATAAAGAGTTTGTTCTTCATTATCATCGTCATCGTAAATGTTTTTCATCATTGGAGAAGCACCTAAAATTAGTCCAAAAGGTCCTGTCATAGTTTTAAAAGCTCCAAATACACTTGGGTTTTTAACAAAATTTAGTAAGTTAATTGCACTCATACCTTTGTCTATATTTTGTAATACTCCAGAAGATCTATCACCCCTTGGTGTTACTACTGATGTCATTCCAGATAAATCGGGACTTTTCATTCCAGCATGAATATTAAGTGCAGCCGTTTCATCTTTTCCACTAAAATCACGACCATGTGATTCCGCTCCTAATCCTCTTGCTTGTGCTTCACCAGGAGACATTCCATAAGCTAAAGGCACTCTCATTATCCCACCATCAGCCATGTACATTTGACCAACGTCTCCTTGACGATATAAATCTGCTTGTTTCATTACTTCTGTAATACCACCTAGTCTATCTTGCATGGCAGTTTTTCTAGCATCTTCCACTGTGTATTCAGATGGAATAGATTGACCACCTGAGTAGTATCCTATTCTTCCACCATAAGCTTTTTTAATTTTACTTCCATAAGTTTCAGTCCAGTCTTTTGCTATCTCTGGTTCATTAGCAAATAAATATCTTCTTTGTTTTTCTGATTTAAATGGCATTAACGTCTTCCTCCTGAATGTACATCTAACCTAAAAGTGCCTAATTTCCAATTAGAATCTACAGCTGTATTTGCTATCTTAACTGCAACAGCTCTGCCTCTAGCTCTACAAGATTGATATTGAGTAGAAGATGTAATAGTAAATGGTCCTAATGTTGAACTAGCGGCTGTGTCATTTGGAAAATTTCTAAGGTTTAATGTAACAATTGTATTACCAGCTTGAGTTATAAAGTCAGGTAAAAACCTACTAACTCTCATTACAAATTCTCCATCTCCTCTAAAAGTAATTCCTTGTCTTTGATCTTGAGTAATATCAAAATCTCCTGAAGTAATATTAGCTGGAATGGCAGCTGTTGTTCCAATTTTAATTTGATTAACTCCTGTCTCATGTTCATAGTAATATGTAACACCATCAGTATTACCTTTTACATCAAAAGATGTATCAGTATCAGCATCATAATATGTTGCATGTGGTAAACCAAAGATAGCTGAATCAATCCACGCTGTTCGTGGCCATAAAGAATTAGCGTTTGTATACCAAATAGGTCTGTTAATTGTAGAATCTAAATAACTATAAAATACACATCTATTGTTTACATTTGAATCAGATGTTGGATAAAACCACATTACTTCACCAAACAAGTTATTTAATCCACAATAAATCATTTGATTAGAAGTTTTATTTAAATCATCATAAACATAGTCTTCAACTAAACAATCTAAAGATTCTAGTTTACCAGTAAATCTAAAGAAGCCATTTTCAGACATCCAGTAAGCAGCACCATCAACTTCAACAGCTGCATTTTTTCCAATCAAACCACAGTTAGTTCCTACTTGTTCAAACGCAAAGGTAAAAGGTTGACCTACAAAACGCATGGTAAATAATGAGGTATCTGTCCATACGTATATTGTATTTCTACCAAGTCTAGCTCCCATGATCCGTGATCCGGCAGCCAGTCTTTGCGTACCAGCGGTATTGGTTGCTGTTGGTGTCCAAGTACTTAATGTTTCTTGAGACGAGAATCTTATAAACATATCATCTTGTGTATCGGTATCACCAATAGTTGTTTCTGTTCCAAATAAAACTAAGTGACGATCAGGTGTTGACACAATCATATCTCTAGATGCAGTTGGTGCTCCTGAAACAATGGTTGCTCGTGTTGCGGTAGCATTGGATGCATCTGCATCCCATTCAAATACGGATCCATTAACTATTAATGCAACTAAAGTACTTCCTAAATTATCTAATGACCATAAACCGGGTTCAGCAACTTTATCAGTTGATGCTGCTGCTTGACCCCAAGCCGCATAATCACTGGTATTAGTGACTGTTGCACCATCAGAGTGAGCAGCTCTAGTTGTTCCTCTAACTGCTCTTGTAATTCCAGTTAAAGTTGTGCTTCCAGAAACTCCAGTATAAGAAATTTCTTCTGTGCCAACTTGAATATAGTTTGTACCTGTAGTTGGAAATCCTGTAACAGAGTCTAAAACAATACTTGTTCCTGATCCACCAGTTCCATAAGCATCGTCTCCTAAAGCTCCATCTAAAGTATTAGTTTGAGGGTTAGTAACTGTACCACCCCATTGAGATATACCAAAACCATATACTCCAACCTGTTCAGCTGGACCCACATGGTAATATCTATAATAAGTAATTCCGCCTGATTCGCTAGCACCCGATCCTGATTCTGTAGATTCTGCTTCAATTGTAAGTGTAGTTGTAGTGGGTACAGAAGTAACCATAAATTTTTTATCACAAAAATCAGATGCGCCAAAATTTGAATTAGTAATAGCACTAAATGTAGAGGAATCTCCAAATAGAATAATGTCTCCTGCTACAAAGTTATGTGCTGATGAAAAAGTTAAAGTAACGGTTGCATCACCATTAGTGGTACTGAATGCATTTGTAATAGCCGTGCCTGATGGATTAGTTAGAGGATGAATATCATAATAAACTCCTCCAGAATAAACATATAAAATTCTATTGGTGCCTAAAACAGCATATTTAATACCTTCTTTATTCACCATATGATGAATAGCACGTGTTGGACCTGTTAGTTTTTTATCTCCTAATGATTTCCAACCACCTACTTTTTCAGGTGTGCCATATCTAAAACGAACATTTTCTCCTTCTGTCCATTGAGCTTCTGCTCCTGTAGGAGTAATTTGTTTATTAAATCCAGGTAAAAATCCTATCTTTTGTAGCATAGGTCTTCTGTTATATTATAGTTCGATAAAAGTGTAAACTGATATAAGTTTATGCAGCTTCCCAAGCTGAGGTTGAAGGATTCCAAACAAAATTTTCTACAGTATCGTCATCTATTACTGATGTTCCTATCCATCTTACGTTATCTTCGTCCCAGTGTGGAAGTATCTCTTTTCCTGTGCTTCCTGTACCAGCAGATGGTGTTGCTACAGGCACTTCCCAATTATCATCAGCATTCAATATCCATGATGCATAGGGTTGTGGATCAATAAATTTATCTTTTGACGAATCATACACATGTCCTATACCAGCATATTGTTTTCTAAAACTATTGCTGTAAGAAGTTTGTTTCCAAACACCACCTAATTTAGTAGAGCACCATGTTTCACCATCAACATGCATGTCATTTTCACCTAAAGGACCAGCGGCTGTCTCTATATCATTTCCAACAACAATGACTCTTTTGACAACTAAGTGTGTATCTGATGTAAATCCTGTTGGATCTGTTTTTGATTCTAATTCTGCAAAGTGTGCCATATTTCTCCTAAAACATTAGTAATAGTTTTTTAAATTAAAAAGTCAATATTTATTTAATTTTAAACCCTTTAAAAAAAGTAGGTAGTCCTAAAAAAGGACGTTTATCAAACTGATTTTCTTTAGCATTTTTTGTTCCTGCTTTATTATAATGAAGAAAAACTTGACCACAATTATCTCCGGTAAATTCTTCTCTCCAATGTTCCAAATCACATCCTGAATATATAAGCATATCTCCAGGATCAAGATCAACTCTAATGCCAGCTTGACCTTCTTTTCCTGTAGGGTCTAAATAGATAGGCCAAGAATCTCCACCTAAATTTAATGTAGTAGATATCTCACATGAGTACCTATCTTTATGTCTATGAAGAACATCCCCTTTTTTATAAATCCTTGCATAAGAATAAGTTTCACTTAATTTTAATTTAGTATGTTTTTCCATTGCAGGTTTTACTCTTTGTAATAAAGTTTCCATTACTAAATCTCCATAGTGAGAGTACGTGTTAGGGACTTGGTGATCATTCCATACTCCAAAATATTCTGTAAAAGGAGAAATATATTTATAATCAAATAAAACTCTAGCAACTTTCCTTTTGTTTAAAAAGTAAACATAAGCAAAATTTGCTAACTCTTTACCTATCGCTCCTTTTAATATTGAATATTTATTTTTTTTAAATGACATGTTTTCCTCCTTAAAAATAATTAAAGTTTATTACTATTCTATTATTAAAATTTGTAGAATTAGTTCCATAATGTTTTTGATTTGAATTAAATAAAACCATTCTATTACTTTTACTTTCAACTTTTTTATCACCTATCATTGTATAACCATTATTATCATTTATATAATATAAAGCCACCTTACATTTAAAAGTTTGATCTACGTGTTCTTCATATTTAACCATCTTATTACTTATAGGATTTAAATTAGCTTTTATTCTAATTAAAGCATTAGGTTTTAATTTTGTAATTAAAGGATTAATGTTATTAAAATAATTAGAGTTAGAACTATAGTTTCCATAAAATATATGTACAAATTGATAATCAAACAATTTACTTTTTTCTGTAACACAACCACTTTGAAAAAACCAAGGAAAAGATTGAGACTCCATTAAATTTTTTAAAATAAGATGATCATCTACAGATAAATAATTATCAATTGTTTTAAACATTTTGTTTTGGTAATGCTTGTATGTTCCAATGTATAAACCTAAAAGGTTCATATCCCATATCTACAGAATACATATGGGGCATAAAAGATGGAAAGAACATCATTGTTCCAGGTTTAACACTATAGTTAATTTGATTACTTGCATAAGTTATTTTATTAACGTCTTTTTCAGGTAAAAGATTCATCATATTTCCTGGACGTGGATCTTGAAATATAGGTCTAGACGTTGCATCACTTGCTTTTAAAAAATAAAAACCAGATATGTGTCCATTCCAATGTGTATGTAAAGTGTGGTGACCACCACCATCTTTAGCAAATTCTTGTACCCACATTTCAGATACAAACATTTTATAATTTCTTAAATCAAAACCCATTTCATCTAAAAGGTTATATGATGTTGCCGAAACATAGTCTCGTAGTTCTTTAAAATTAGGGTCTATTAAAGGAGTAGAATGAAAAACATGTCCCATATCTCCTTTATTTCCGTATTCTTTATTTCTTTTATCTATGCTTTTTTTTAAATTTTTTTTAGCTTGTTTAATGTATTTGTCTGATGCTTTATTTAATTTTTTTACAAATTTAGGTTCGTGTGCAAACCACATAGGACATTTAAAATGTTCTTCTAAAAATAACTGTTTTGGAAAAGTCATTATTTATAAGGCGCTCCTAAATTCCATACTACTAAACTATATCTTGATCCTTTTTTAACAGGGCATACTCTATGCCAAACAAATCCAGGAAACACTACCAGAGATCCTTTAGGTAAAATTTCTTTACATTTACGTATATTGCGTTTTTTATCAGGATCTTGGTTTCTAAAATCAAATTCTAATTCACCACCTGTATAGTCTTTACCCCCCTCTGATAAAGAAACTGTTACAGATAGTTTTCTTATTTTACCTTTTGTTGCTCCCTCTTGATAAGGTTGATCCCAACTATCACAATGCCAATCATAATATTGGTTTTTATTATATTTTGTAAATTGACAAGATTCAGAATAATCCCATTGAAAATTCCATCCTGCGTTTAAATTTGCTTGATGAACATAGGGTTGAATTTCTTTATATATCCACCTATCATTCATCCAAACAATATCTGAATCTCTTTTTGATTTTAAATCTTTAATTTGTTTTTTATTTAATTTTTTTGTATCTCCAAAACCACCCGTTGTAGCCATTCTATCTTGTAAAGATTTTCCGTAACGCACAATATCATCACATATACGTTTAGGAACTGCTGATTTAAAATACCAATAATAATTTGTAAGATTCATATGTCTTTATACATATGTTTTATCTTAATTAAAACAAAGAGTAAAGAGAAAATTAATTATGAAATAGTTAAACAACCAGTAACTGTAAAAGTAGCTAACTTACAACCTGCTGGGTGAGTAGATGTAGTATTTGTTCCAGGTGTTACTGTTAAAGTTTTATCTGCAGGTGCTCTAATTATTACAATACCTGGTCCACCGTTTCCACCATCCGCTGCGCTTGGACTATAGCTTCCAGGTTTACTTCCGCCACCGCCGCCACCGCCGCCAGTGTTAGTACCACCAGCTACTCCTGGTCCACCTGTGTTTGGTCCGGTTCCGCCGCCGCCACCGCCGCCGCCAGATCCGCCGCATCCACCTTCGGGTCCACCGCATCCACCTGCGTTGTGTGATCCTCCACCACCGCCGCCGCCAGCGTAAGTAGTACAAGAATTATTAATATTGTTTGGTACACCGTTTCCACCATTTCCACCGGCATTTCTTTGTGGTCCAGGATTTGATTGTCCAGCAGCACCCATACCACCACCGCCAGCTGCGCCGGGTTGGTCAGCATGAGGTGTTAAACTTTGAGCTGCACCATCATTTCCTTGTGGAGGAGTTACAGGAGGATTATTTCCTTCTCCACCTGATGTTGGTCCAATTGGACATGTAGGGGCAGGTGTACCACCACCAGCTCCACCACCACCAGATCCTCCGGGTTGACCGCAATTTTTTGATGGTGTACCACCACCGCCACCGCCGCCACCTTCAGAAGTTATTCCAAAAGGGGAAGGGGCTGCAAAACTTGAATTAACACCATCTGTACCAGTTTTTGATGGAGGGCTACCACCTGCGCCACCTCCTCCAACTACAATTGGATAAGTACCGCAATTTTTTCCTGGTCCTATAGAAGATCCTCTAAGAGGTGCAGGTCCATAACCAGAAGCTCTATAACCTCCAGCTCCGGCTCCACCGCCGCCTCCACTAAGTCCAGAACGTCCTCCGCCACCGCCGCCAGCTACAACTAAATAATCAAAAGTAAATGGAGGTACAACTGTACCGCCACCCATTCCTAATATTTGGTAGCCAAAACTTTTAGTTTTTGGTCGTGTGTTATTTTTTTTATTTTTACTTATTTTTAAAGATTCGTCTTTAATATTTCTCATACTATACTCCTATTAAACGTCGTTAGCAGCATCCGTAGTGAAGTATAATTTAATCCCTAGCAATCTTGCATCAGCTGTTTGATCGTCTGCAGATACGTCTCTAAATATATTAAAGAAACATTCATCGCCTGCTGCTGGAGAACCACCTATTGTTACGGCTCCACTTTCTGCGTTAACCATTAAATCGTTTGCTGTACCAGAAGCCGCTAAAGCAGTGTTAGGAACTGCTGTTCCCATAGCAACATCTAAAGTATCATCGCTAGATACAGCTACTCCTTGAAGTGCAAAGCATACTGTACCAGTATTAGTTCCTGTGCAAGACCAGAAACTTTGAAAAGTTACTGTTCCTTCATTCCAAGATTTTGGAAAAGCTACCGCAAATTGTGCATATTCATCTGAAGATGCATCAAAAGGTAAAGCTTTAACTTCAGGTCTTTGTGCTGTTAATTCTGTTTGAGCTAATGAACCACATCCATTTGATGTAGCAGGATACATTGCAACCGCAGGAATCCATATAGTTTCTTTTCCTGCAATCTTAACTGCAGCAACTGTTCCACCACCGTCTTCGGCTTGAATAACTCCAGTTCCTTTTGTTTTAAATTGTATACCTACATTTGAATCATCTCCTGTTGCACTAATAATAGGGCTATTACCAGTAGCTGCATTAGCTAATGTAATTTCATTAACTGCAGAACTTGTCGCTGTTAAAAGAGCTAATTCAAGCCCATTAGTATCTAAAATAGAAGTTCCTATTTTAGGAGATGTTAAAGTTTTGTTTGTTAAAGTTTGAGTACCAGTAGTAGTAACAAATCCTAAATCAACAATGTTTGGATTAGATCCTGACCCTGTACCATAAACTATTTTAGAAGATGTATCACCACCTGTAAATGAAACACTAGATCCTGTACCACTAACATATTTAAATGTAACAGCTTGAGATCCTGTTGTAGAATTTTTAAGGACATACATTTGTTGTACGTCAATAGGTATAGTTACGTTTCTTGAACCTGTAAGTGCTCCTGTTAAATCAATTACTCTATGAGCAAGAGTTGCTCCTGTTGAGCCGTCTGATACTGAAAGAGTTGTATCTCCTGAATCAGATACCGCTTGAGTAGTATAACCACCAGCGAATTGCTCGATAATTTCTAAGTTTGTATTGGTTTTTGTTCCCCATGTACCGGCATTTTCACCGGTTGCCATTTTTTCAACACCTAAAGGTGTGTATGTTGAAGCCATAATTTATCTCCTGCTTAATTCGTTATTTTTAATTTGTTTTATATACAATGTCAACATTATATATTTATTATGGTGGTGTAACTTTACTCCAACTACCCCCTTGTGTAGCTGTTCTTTTGCTCCAACTACCACCTTGTGTTGGAGTTACTTTTTTCCATGCTATTGGACCAGCAACCTGTCCTACACTAATTGTAGCAGAAACACCAGTTAATCCCATAGTCATTTCTGTTGGTGAAATAGAGCCAATTCCAGAAGTTGCTGCTTGACCAGATAATCCTACAGTCATATCAGCTAGCGTAATAGCACCCACTGCAGAAGTTGCACCCACACCAGTTATATTAAATATTTGTGCATCACTAACTGTTATAGATCCTACAGAAACAGTTGACGAAACTCCCGTTAATCCCATTACATCAGCTGGTGTAATAGCACCTACTGAAGCTGTTGCTCCAATTCCGCTTAATGGAACTACAATTGCAGTGTCAACAGAACCAACGCTTGCAGTTGCTGAAACTCCTGACAATGCACCTGCTGGTCCAAATTCTAATCCTGGAGTACCTACAGATGAAGTAGCACTTTGACCACTTAATCCAACAGCCATTTCAGTTGTAGAAAGAGATCCAACTGCTGTTGTTCCTACTCCGCTAGATGAAACATCAACAACAACTGTCATTGCTGATTCACCCCAGTTCTCAGCACCCCAAGTGTCTCTACCCCAACCTTGTTCGTTAAATGCTGAAACTTCTCCTATAGAAGAAGTTAATCCTAATCCTGTTATATTTACTACTGGGTTATCACTATCTCCCCAAGGTTCTTCACCCCACTCAGATCTACCCCAACCTTGATTTACTGAACCAACAGCATCACCTACTGAGATAGTGGCTGAAAGACCAGTTAGAGTTATTGTATTTGCACCATTCCAACCTTCTTCACCCCATCCATCAGAACCCCATCCTTGTTCATTAAATGCAGATAATTCTCCGATAGAAGAAGTTAAACCTAAACCAGTTAAAGATGCATCAACTTCGTTTTGATTACCCCATTGATTATCACCCCATGAACGCATTCCATAAGAAGCAGCTGTTGGAGTATTTACTTGACCTCCCGACTCATTAGCAGGAGATGAATCAAAATAATAAAGAGGATCGGGTGCAGCTGGATATTCTCCACCGTCTGCTACTTGAATTTGAAGATAAGCACCAGAATTTCCGGGTGTTCCTGAAGTATCAACTCCTGTTGTATAAATAGTACCACCTGCATGTGTCCCACCATTTGTTGTTGAAAATCTAAAATTTCTGTTTTCGTTAGAACTATCAGAAAGGTCAAATTTATATAGACCACCTTCTGCTATATTTATGGTTGGTTGTTGAACACTATCAATAAAATAATTACCACCACTGACCGTGACGGTGAATGTTCTTACGTAGGCCATAAGGACTTACCTCCTTATGCTATACGAATTATCGCTGTAGTTGCTGCTGCTGCTGGAAATTGAACTGTGAAAGTTCCGCTTGATACAGTTTTATCACCACCAAATGCTACTGCACAAACTGCTGCGTCTGTAGAATGTGAATCATTAAAAATCAAACATCCATTAGCTGTGAAAGAAGCTGATGTCCAAGAGACATCTGCAAAATCACAAACTGCAGTTGATGAATCTAATGTTGGTGTAACACTTGTTAAAGCTTTTCCTTTAGCTGAATAAGCAGTTCCCGAAGTATTTGTTATTTCGTTAGTACTTGCGTAAGCTGTAGTAGATGCTCCTAAAGTTGCAGAGCTAGTGTATAAAGCTAAGTTAAAAGTGTTTCCAGTTGAAGCTGTAAAATTGTGTTCTGCTTCTAAAATTTCTTGTTTAAAGCTATTACAAATTGCTGATGTTATTGCCATAGTTATCTCCTAATTACTGATTCGCAGATTCAATTGGTATACGGACAGTGCCATCTGTATAATCATCTCTTCTACGTCTCCCAATTTGCACACTTGCAAATTTTTCTAGTTCTTGTTTATATTTATTTTCATATAATGTCAACATATCCATTGGACCTTTTAAAAATCCATACGCCTCTACCAGACAAGCATATAATAATAATTGAGGGTAATTCACACTAATATAATTAGTAACATTCCCTGTTTCCAAAGTATCTGGAGTGACATTTCCATGAATATTTATTAAATAATTAGCGTCAGGAGTGGGTGCCATTATTATATTCCCTGAATTAGTTGATCCATCTCCAGTCGCTCCTCCAAACATTGCATAATATTTAGGTAATCCAGTCACATCTTGACCAGTTTGAGATCCTTCAGGACCTGTTAATTTTCCCACATATTCATTTATAAAAGTTCTATCTCTTTTTTGAAGCCAAGTACTTTGAACTGTTCTACTAGATGTAGAATTAAAAACTTGAACTCCTCTTACAAAAAGCATTCCAGTAGGTACTCTAACAGTATTAACATCTGCTGCTAAAGTTCCTTCATACTCAACTCTATCAGAATCAACTGGTACATCACCACTTATTCTATGTTGAGCATTTAAAATAAAATTTTCTAAAATAGCTGTAGTAAATACAGTATCGTCTACCTCTGTGTAGCTCCTGATCATTGTAACTAATGTGGTGTAACTAATTCCAGCCATAATTAATAATACCTATCATTAACGGGTCCAATTGTACAATTAAAACCGCCCCCTGTGTCAGTGCTTGTTGCGTTAGAAACTAATTGTACTGTTAATGAATTATATTGAGTTTCTGTTTGTGGTGGACTTACAGGTTCATAACTTGTTCCAACCGCTGTTGCTAAATAAGAACCAAATACACTAGCTCCAGTAACATGTGAACTAGCTGTTGTGCTTGGTGGTGTCTCTCCTCTATATGGTGCCGCTGTGCCTCTTGTTAAACCAGATAAAACATTTGTTCCTGTATTATTTCCTGTGTATTGAATTACTTCATTTTGATATTTTCCAACAAGAAGGGGATTGCTTGTATCACTTTCTGTTAATACTTTTTCAATCATAATATATCCTGAACTTGGAAAAGCAGATGAATCTGCTAATGTTAATGAAGTAACTGAATCAGAAATTGCTCCATTCAATGTAGTTGTTAATTCTAAAGTTGCAACTGCAACTCCACCTACCGGTTGTTTAACATCTCTTAAAGTTACATGAGTTGTGCCATCATTAAAACCATTACTTGGAAATGAAATACTTAAAGTTTTTGAAGCTGCTGTAGTTGTAAGAGGATTATTTGGTAAAAAATCTTCTGTTGCAAATTCTGTTCTTGCAGGTTTAGCATGCTGTAAAGCTTGTGCATCTGCACCATGCGGTCTTGGATCTATTTGTGGTTGCTTAGGTTCGTATTCAGAATTGTGTACCCATGCACCATTCCATTCTTGAACCATTTCTCTATAGGGAAATGCTGCACCAGAACGGTCTGAAATCATTAAAGCATTTCTACCTTTAGAAAATTTTCCCATTATTTTTTACCTTTACGTGTTTCTTTTAATTGAGTTGCTTTTATGTCTCTATATCTTTGAGTACGTCCTATTCTTGAATGAATATTAATATCATCTGACCCAATTTTTCCTTTAACTCCCGGAACTTTTTTTCCATGTCTAATTCGAGTATCTACTTTTTTTTGTAATTGTTTATCAGAACTTTTTCCTGGAAACTTTTTAGATTTTTTAAAAAGCGCTTTTCTAATAACTCCCATTCCTCTAGTTAATAATGTCATTATATATTTGGATAATAAGTTTTCGGTGTAATGTACGTACTCGCTGCTGATCCATCCTCCGCTAAAGCTCTTGCTAATTCATCTTCATATAATAATTTCATTTCTTGTGTTCTTTGTGGTGCATATTTTTGAGATAAATAAAATGCTAAACCAGCTACCATACAAGGTATAAATCTATAAGGAGCATCTACTGCGTTTGTATAAGCTCCAACGTCTTGAAGTCTTGCTACATAGTAAATGCTAATATAATTATCTGCTGCTGTAGAATTAGCAGTTGGATAAATTGTAATTGTAGTACGATCCACGAATCTTTGGACCCAGAATTGACTTGGTGTGCTTTTAGTTAATTTATTTGAAAGAGCTGCATAAGTGTCTCTTGCAATTTTAGTCATTGGTAAATCTGTTTGAGTAGTAGTATTATAATTAGTTCTATAAGAAGCTGTCATAATATCAGCTATTCCATAAATACCATTTGATGGTGCTGTAGTGGAACTTGTGCCATCTGCACTATCTCTGTAAAAAGAATATTCAGTAGTGCCTTCAGTTAAATCAATATTAGTTTGAGCTATTTCCCAAAAATGAATTCCTCTATTTCCCCATTCTTGAAATAAAATGTTTAAAGATCTTCTTGCACTATGGATCTGATGTCCTGCTGAACCTACTAAACCAATTCGTTCGTAAGCTTCAGAAATTATATCATCAATTGCAAGAGTCTTACCAAATGTATAAGAGCCAGAAGTTGTATTTGCCATCTAAACTCCTATCCATTAAAGAAGACGTTCATCTGGTCTATAGTATCCAAAGTGTAAGTTACAACTAAACCATTTGTACATAAAACTCCAAGTCCAGGTGCATTAAAATGAGTTTCATTATCTGCTGTTCCGTTTGTTCTATATTGCATAAATGGAGTATCACTTGAAAGTAAACCACTTGAACTATTATGAAAAGCCACATCTCCAGCTGTTCCACCACTAAAAGATGTAACACCTTTAAGCGCAGTTCTTCCACCAAACATTCCCATTCCTCTAGAAGCATTAAATCCTAAAGAAACATTTCCTGCTGGTTGAGTACTCATTTCAGCTGCAGTGACAGTTAAAAAATATTTAGTCCCTGCTGTGTCTGTTGCTGAACCAGGTAGTGTAATTACTTCAGTTTGAGCATTACCATTTAAATCTGTACCTGTTAAAGTTACAGTTTTTCCAGAATCAGAAGAACCTGCTGTAGTTGCAGTTATAACTGCTCCTCCACCATTGTGAGTAGAAGCAAAAGCAGTGTTCGCCATCGTGAAAGAAGTATTTGGTCTAGCCGCTGTTGCAAAGTATGTAGTACTTGACGCTGTTTCATCCATTATTGTTTTTACGTTAACATAAGTTAATGTCATATTTTTCTCCTTAATTAAGATGCTCCCGGAGGAGCATCTTAAAATTATTTATTACGATGCAAAAGCAAACGCACCAGTTGTTGCGTCAGCAGCTCCGCCCATTTCATAAGAAATGACCCAAGTTCCTTTTTCATAACATACGAAATAAATTTTACTTCCAGTTGTAAAAAGGTTTGTTGCTGCGTCAGCTGGTGTGAAAGTTAACAAAGTTTCATTAGCTGCTGAAGTATCAAAAGCTACTTCTGCGCCAGATCTACTTTCAATTACAGATCCAGTTTTATAAACATCTGAACCTGCACAGTCGAAAGATAATGTGTTAGTTCCACCTGTTGTGTCTTTTGCTTGAGCATAAACTACTACAGTTCCGGCTGTTGCTGCAGGTAAAGTACATGCGCAAGCTGCTGCTCCTGTGTAATTTATAAAAGTTATAGTGTCAGCTGCAAGAGTTTTTGTTGCTCCTGTTGCTACATCAGATACAGACAATCCTGTCATATCTGGATGTTGTGAACTATATCTAGTTGTTACGGCACCAGTTGTCGTATTTTTAGTTGCTACTTCGAAACCTTTTTCCGAACGTACTGGTCCATTAAACGTTGTGTTTGCCATAATTATATCCTCCTAGTTTTCCGAATACTGTCTCTAGGCCGTCGACTATAC